TCTTATAGTCGCACTTGTAAAATTTGTTGCTAAAGTTATATCAGCACTGCTCAAAGTACCACTCATAACAATATCTACTACTTGTCCTAGTTTTAGATTCTGCAAAGTAAGTGTGGCTGTTGCTATGTTACCAGTAAGTAAAAACGTAGTTGCGGCTGAACAGTCTAGGTTTTGATTACCTGTAGCTGAACTTGAAGCTTTTGCTGTGTACCTACCTTCTAATTTATCGTGAGTTACAGCATCGTTTGCAACCATAGCAGTCGCTACCGAACCTGAATCACCAGTTCCTACAAGTGTACCTGTAAGTGTAGGTAGTGTAAGCACAGCACTACTAGCTGCTGCGTGATTTTGTGCTCTAAGTGTTTGTGCGTGTTGGTTATTTGTTTCACAATAAAATTTTATTTGTGCTGGATCTGAACCACCTGTTGTTCGTCTAATTTCTATTTCACCATCTTTTAAAGTCACACCATTTGCACTACCATCTCCAGCAGCAATCAAATTACCACTAGATGTTACTGTTCCTGTTACATTTAAAGCATTTGAGCTACTGTCAAAAGTTAAGTTAGCTTCTGCGTTACCATTTGTGCTATCTACAGAAGTAACTACTCTATTGTTACCTTGATTAGCTACTGTATAACTACTACCTGAAGCAGTAAGTTGTCCATTTGTTGCACTAAGACCTGTTCCTGCCATAGCTGTAGCTAAATCTGCTATTGACTCTTTTCTTGTGCCATTCGAATCATTGGCATCTATAATAGCAATACTATCAGCAGATACATCTACTGCTGCTGCTGCTAAATTGTTTAAATCTAAAGTAAGTGTAGCGTCTCCACTATCTACCCCACCATTTAATCCTGAATTTGCTGCTGTATTAATATCTGTGATATCTGCTGCTACAGATAAATCTATTTTACCAGCACCAGTACCATTATCTGTATAAGTACTTGTAATATTGCTTACACTGTTGCTTGTAAACATAGCACCAACGATGTCTTCTACTGATTCTTGAAAAGTTGCTGTCGATGGTAAAGGTGTTGTATCTCCGGGATAAGTAGCACCATATATCTCAGCAAACATTTTTCTAGTATTTATAAATGCTTGTCTTAAGGTTGCACCATCGTTTGCATTAGCTGCTGATCCTACGTCTAAATCTAATAAAGCCATAATTAATCGTAATTTGTTCTATCTATTGTTTCTAATATTGTATCTATTGTTATGTTAATTGTAGATATAAAAAACTGAGCTGTTTGTGATATAAAAGCTAATGTTTTATTAAATCCCAAAAATATATATACTGGCAAAATACCCCAAAAACTTGTTTCATAAACTTTACCGTAGCTCATTCTTATTCTTTTTAAGATAACCTGAAAGTCTTATTTCGTTCTTCTGTTTTGGTTTATATTGTCCAATTTTTTTTCTTTTCTTCACAGTACCCAACCAGCAAAATTAGAATCCCTATCAGGATGTATTTCTTCATTTTGATTTGTAAAGTACTCAGGAAATTTAGATGAAGCATTAAAATTCATATGATCTATAAATCTATTTGTATAATATTCTGCATAATCTCTTTCTTTAGCTATCAGTGTATCTATTTCATTTTTTTCTACTGTTTGACTGTTTTCACTTTCGTGCTTAAATACACCACCGTTAGATATAGTGTAAGCAGCAAAAGGCAAGTATTCTGCCATAGCATAATGTATCAACATATCTTGTATGAAATCATTAACAAGTGCCAAGTAATCTCCTGACAAAGTACCTGCAACTATATCTGCACTAATTTTATCATATAAATCTGTGCCTAAATAATTTCTAACGTGAATCTCTTGAGCCAATTTTATAAAGTGTATAAATTTATCTGTATCCACCGATCCACTTATAGCAGTGTTTTTTACTAAGTCTTCTCTTTTTATAAATAGTGCTGTTGCCATTATTCTTCAGATTGTTCGTTTATTTCCTCTTCTCTTTCTACATCATCTTTTTTAACACCTGTTTCTTTTTCTACTTCTGCATCTGATATAGCATTGGTCAGATCAGTAAATTCCAAAGGTTGTAGTGTTTTGAAATACAAGTCTAAATCAATATTATTATAATCTAATATTTTTTGTAGTTCATCTATAATTGTTACTTGCATTGGTCTAATAACTGTATTGTCCATAAGTATAGATGCTGTTTCTAATTCTTGAGCATTATTACCTAGACCAGTTTTATCTTTTATTCCTACAAGCATCGGTGAAACTATTCTATGTGAAACCATAACTTTAGTCATAGATTCATTTGCTAGGAACTCATATTGCTGGTAAGCATCAGGTATAGTTACTGGTTCTATACTTGCAGCTAATTCTTTACTATCGTTAAAAGCTAAAATAAATTTACCTGCATTTGATGTGCCACTAAACTTCTCGTATATAGCTTTTTCTATTTCGTCTCTTTGTTCTTTGTTAGGTGTACCATTATTAAAGTTAATTAACATACTTGGTTGTAAACCATTCTGTATATTATTTATATGATAGTTACCTATCTCTTCTTCTAATTCAGCGTATTGTAAGCCACCTTGATAATCTACTGGTGAATAGTAATAGAATCCTGCCTTGTATGGGCGAATATAAAGTATCTCTATGCCATCTTTAGACATCCCGAATGCTGAGATACGTTTTGGCTCATCATCTTTCCTTATATCCTTCCATTTGGGGTGATAGTAGTAAGCCATTACTTTACCATCTGTAGCCTTTTCAGCTCTTAGTGTTTCAATAGGTATATGTTCTACCTCAAACACCTTTGTTCTATCTTTTGTGTAAATTACCTGCACTGCTGCTTGACCCATCATTTTATAGTCATAGCATACTTTCTTCATACACTCTTTACTAAACAAACTTTGCATTTGCTCATAAGCTTCAGGTTTTTCTTTGCTATCTGAAGCATCTAGTCCTCTGCCATATATCATTTCAGATATACCATTTATTGCTGCATTGTTTGTAGCAGAACCGTTGTATCTATCAATTAAGTATTGAAAGTATTGGTTGTCATCTCCATATTCTATATAATCTTTTCTAGGATTCTCTACTACTTGAGGAGATGTATATGAAGAAAGATTTATTACGTGAACTGAATCTTTTGCTACTATATTTACATTTTTAGCTTTATTTCTATTTCTTGCCATATTAATCTAATACTATAAAATCATTATCGTAATTATCCTGAGTTACATATTCTCCACTATTAATAAAGTATTTATCAAGTGCTGTCTGATCTGTACAGAATATTAGTCCTCTATATATTTCTGTTGCACCATCTTTAACTCTAAACAAATATTGTCTACCCTCTTTAAGTGCAAAGCTACCTGTAAGTTTCATATACCCACCATCGCTAGTCTTAGTTACACTTACTGTAGATGTAGTTCTTTTCTCTTTATCTGTAAGTGATAAAGTAGGTGAAGTTGCATCTGCTCTAGATATAAACTTTAAGAATTGATTATCTGTTGATGTTGTTAAAATGTGCATACCTAAATAACTGTAATATCTCCGTTTGTTTTTAGGCATAAAAAAAGGGATATAAATATACCCCTTTTAATTATCAATACAAAATAAATTATACTGCCACAGGTGTTCCTGTAGTTATCGTTGATAACCCAGAGAATTCACTAAATGGATACTGTGCGTCAGTAGCATCAACAGTCAAGAAATTTGGTGGAGATGTTTCCTGTGCAACAAAAGTATAGTTATATCCGTTGAAATCACCTAAAGCATTTCCAGTAGATACAGTACCTTCTGATAAGTCAGCACCTTCATTAAGACCCATCATAAATGCATTGTCATTTTTGTCAACAACAACAATATGTGGTCTAGCAGCAGCTAGTAATTTAAGTTCTTTGTGATCTTCTTTTGTAAGTTTCTTAAGTGTGATGTTAAGGGTTTGCTCATAAAATACAGTACCATTTTCTCTTGAAGCATTAATAGTTGTCTCAAATGAGTTATTTCCTTTTACTTCATACTTATGTGAAGCTAAGTCATTAGATGAATCACCAGTCAAGTTCGTTATCTCGTCACTACTTCCTAAAGTAACAGTTCCTAAGCCACCAAAGTCTATAAAATATACTTCTTTGATACCTGCAACTACGTCTTTACAAGCTTCAGCACGAGATCTAGTTAAAACACAAGCCATATTTATTTATTTTAGTAAGAATAGTGGGCAGAATCAACCACCCACTTTCTTGTTATTAATTATCTATTAAGTGTAAAGTACTATTTCACTACCAATTCCGTGCTGGATACCAGCAGTAAATCTCATAACGACTCTTACATTTTGAGATCCATCTAGGTCTGCCATATCAATAACTTTTACTTCATTGTGATCTGATAAAAGACCAGTACCGAAGAAAAGGTTTGATTTTTGTGCAGCGACCATAATATTTGTAGGTAAACCTTTTGCTAGTACAACATTGATACCATCAAAAGTTAGATTTCCACCATTGAACCACTGTGTACCTTTGTTATCTGTACCAGCAGCACCAACGTTAGATGAAAATCCACCTAAAGCTCTTACATATGCACGATAGACATTAGATGCTACGTATATAAATAAGTCTTCTTTACCATAGACAGTAGAAGGAATTGCATCAGCTACAGCACCAATTTGTGCAATAACATTAGAAGATGTAACGTCTGTTGCTGTAACATCTACAACATCTGAATCAGCAGCAAGTGTTTGCTTGAATCCATCAAATTGTCCTGCTGTTCCGTTTACACCATTCCAAATATTTGTCTCCATTCTTTGTGCTACTTTGTCTGCTACGTGAGCAATCAAAAAGTCAGCAAAAGATGGTGGTAGATTTGAATATGCTGAGAATCCCATTTGGATAGCTTCCCAATCAGATATAAAATCTTTTTTACATAATTGTAAGTTTACTTGAAACTCTTCCATAGTAAGTATTCTCTCAGTAAGAGTAAGTGTGGAAGTAGGATCAAAGTCACAAGTAGCATTTTTGACGATATCATCAGAAGCCACTTTCTTAAGCACCTCTTTGTGCTTAATGTTTGGTTTAATTGTTACTAACTCATTAGCTAGTGTATCACCACTAAGTAATGCTGCCGAAATATACTTACCAGCAAATTCACCAGCATAAGTAGTAGTAATCGAAGTTGTTGTTGCCATTTTTAATTATTTTCTATTATTATTTACTTATTCTTTCTAGAACTCTATCTAGTGTACTGATAGGTCTATTCGGATTTCTAAAGCTTACATTAGCTTTGTTTACTTCTGTTTCAGGACTATGTTTGATTGCTTCAGCAGCAGGTTCAGCAGAAAGTTTTTCGATTTGCTCAGACATCATTTTTTTATCTTTGTAAGCTATGCCTAAATCCTCGTCTACTTTCTTCATAAGCTCTGCCATTTTAGCTTCTAGTGAAGATATTTTTTGTTCAAACTCTTCAGTTCTAACATATCCCTCCATCAGTTGAGTTTCTTCAGCTTCTACTTCCGTAGACTCTTCAGACAACTCAGCCTCAGCACTTTCTTCAGAAGCTTCTTGTTTTACTTCTTCAGATAGTTCTTGTTTTGCTTCTTGGTTGTCTTCTTTTACTTGCTCAGATAAATTTTCTGCTACAGCTTCTTCTTCGATGCCTTGAGCTAACTCATCTTCCTTAGTAAGCTTAGACAATTTCTGCAATATTTCATTTAAAATTGTTGTCGCTTTTGGAGATTCCATATTAATATATTTATAAAGTAATTCACGTAATTAATTACTTAATATTAATATGTTTCATTTTTAAGTTCCGTCTCCTGTTATATTGCCTATTCCCTGTGCTTGTAGACTGCCATCACAACACTTAGAATGGTAGGTTATGCCATCAGGACATAAGCATCCTCTTTTACCACCTTTTGGTGAGGTTCTACTTACAGTAGCATTTTTTCTTCTACGTATCATCACTTTTTACTTTTAGGATGTTTCTTAGGTAGTAAATCATAGTCCGTAGTATATTTAGGATTTTGTGGTCTACCATTTTTCACTAAATATAAAAATGCGTTGGTTCTTGCAAATGCCCACTGCGAAGCAGATCTAACCTTTGGTGAACGACTGGTGTTAAATGCACCAAGTCCTCTTTGATAAACACTAGCCAACATACCTACTGTTACACCATAACCTAATTTAGATTTGTACTTTTCGTTAAATTCATTTGCTTTCTTTTGCAGTGTAGCTCTATCTTTTGCAGATACCTTAGCACCTGTTTTACCTTTTGCAGTTCCTTTAGCTGTACCCTTTCCTTTAGGGTTGGGGTTAGGAGTTCCTGATGCTGGTGCTTTAGGTGATTTTCTAATGCCACCTCTTGGACCTACTTCTGCATAGTAACTTTTTTTTCTTACACATTTACCTGTTTTATCTTTTACAAACCCTTTAGGACATTTTTGCATATCTTCTTTTATGTGTTTTTCACAAGGCATATACCAAATTTTACCTTCATATTCGTGAGTGTGATGACCCTTACAACCTATGTTTTTTGCCATCTCTTCAGCCTTTTCTTTTGTAGCATAAGCTAGTCTATCATCTATAATTGCAAAGTCATCATCTATAACTTGACTTACTAGGTCTATCTCACCTAATTCTTTTAATTTAGATACAGCCCATCTAAGACCAGCTTTACCACCCCAAGCATCATACATTAGTTTACCACATCCATCAGAATATGTTTTTGATACTTCTAAGTCTTTTTTATGTCTAGCTAAAAAGCTTCTCATCCTCTTTATCGTTGATACACTCAAAGGAGATTTTGATGCCAACATCGATGCTCTTCTTTTCCCCACAGCAGTGCCACAAGAACCCCAGCCATTTTTATCTACATATTCTAATACTCTTTTAGCATTATTTACTACACCTTGTGGATAGTCACTGTAAGATGCAAGTTCTGTTCTTTTAGACTCTATAAAGTCTTTTACTTCAAATAATATTTCTTCTGCTTCAGATTCATCTAATAATTCTGTACTCATTTCTATTTTATCTGTAAAATATCCTTCTATAGAAAAACCTGAAACTTTACCTGTCTTAACATAGTTTTCCCACACATCATCGTTGTTTACTTTCATAGAAACCATCCAAGTTCCTACAGGTAAATCCATATTGTATTTCTTAGACTTGTCGTGTACTTCATCTTCTATTATCCAAGACTCTACTACAGACAAACCGTTAAGAGATGCTTGGTGTTCTAGTGTAGATTTATTCTGATTGCCTTTCATAAGAAATAGTTCTGATGCTTTTCTTACTGTATCTTCAGAGAAGTAAATATAATATTCATCATCTTCTGTTTGACGATATATATTTTTGTTTGGCACTAAAGCAGCACCCATTAATATTCTCTTTTCAGAATCTACTTCTGCTAATTGTATTTTATGGTCTTTTGATAAAGCAACAAACTTTTCTTCTATAGCAGGTTTATCAACTATGCTAATAGCTTCTATTCCTGCAAGTAATGCTTCTTCGTCTATTATTAATTCTATAATTCTCATATTCCTGCTGTGTTATTTATATTTCTATCTAATTCTTGTTGTGATGTAATTTCTTTACCTACTACAAATGCTTTTACTGGTTTTTCTACTTGTGTTGATATACTTTGTGCTAATTGAGATGCTTGTGATGCACCTACTACATTAAAGTCAGGTGCTGTAGCAGTGATTGATGGTCTTTGTGCTGCACCACCACCTGATTGTCCCTTCTCGTTTACAGAAGTAATAGCTTTGACATTTGCTATACCACTAGCAATAGCTGCTGCTGCTGCAATAGCACCTCTTATTGGTGAACTTTTTGTTGGTATAGGTAAGAACTGCGATTCATAAGCTTTTTGTGCAGATAAATATGTTGATATCAAAGCACTAGCAATAGACAAAAATTTACCTGCTTTTGTCTCTTCACCAGCAAGTTTACTAAATGCAGATAATGCGTTTGCTGTTACATCAAGTCCTTGTATTTTTGCGTTAGCTTCTGCATCTGCTATAGCAATTCTTATCTTTGCTTGTTCTTCTTCAATTTTTGTTTTTTGTAATTCTAATTCAGCTTTTTTATCTACCTCTAAACCACCTGCATCAAGACGTTTTTGTATAGCTGCTTTTTCATTAGCTAAAACAAATCTATCTCTCATCATTCTTACCTCATTCCTTTTACCTTCAATGGTTATGGATCTGAGGTCTTCTTCTAACTCAAAGTTTTGTCTAATTGCTGCTGCTTCTTCTGTAATCTCTCTAGCTCTTCTAGCCCTTTCGTCAGCAACTTGACCTAACCTATCATTTGTTTCTTCACCTAATTGAACAATAAAATTATTAAATGAAACTTCTGCTTCTTTAATGGCATCATTTTTCTTTTTGGTAAATTCTTTTATTTTTCTTAAACCATTAGCTCTTTCTTCTGCAGATAGTTTATCATCATCTAATCTTTCTGTTATTTTAGCTACCTTTTCTTTTAACCTCTCTTTTTCTCTTTCTTTAAAATCGTCTAATCTTAATTTAGCTAGTTGCATTCGATTCGCACCTGCTTGTATTATTTTAGTTTCTTCTGTTTTAATAAAACCAGCTAATGCTCTTTCTTGTGATTTAATTATTTCTTTTTCAAAGTCTAAATCTCCTGCTCTGAATTGAGTTCTTATTTTTGCATTTTTTGCACCATCTTTAGTACTTTTGTCATCAAGCTTTACAAATTGCTGTAATAATAATATTCTTGCATCTAGTTCTTCTAGTTGTTTTTTCTCAAAATCTAATATTTCTTGTGCTTTTTCAAGACGTGTGTTTTCTGTGGTAATTTGTTCTGTGGTACTTTGTGCAATAGCAAATCCATCTTCAGTAAATTGTTTAGCTTGTTTTTTACTTAAAGCTACTATCTTTTCTACTTCTTCTATATTTTTAAATTTGTTCTCTATTAATAGCCTTTCTCTATCGACTAATATTTGTATTCTTTCACCAGCTATCTCCCTTATTTTATCTATAGCAGCTTCAGACATAGCTAGTTCAACTAAACTTTCTCTAAAATTATCTATCTCTTCTGTAGCACCAGCAGTTTTATCTTTAACATCTTCTAAATTTACACCTGCTTCTTTTATGTTATCTATAAAGTCAGGAAACTCTTTTTTTAGTTTTTTAAGTGCTAATTCTTGCTGCTCTTGACTTTCTGTAGAATCTTGTAGCTTGTCAATATAAATGTCAAAGTTTCCTGCTTGTGTTGCAATTCCTTCACCAGCTTTTTTAAAGGCATCTTCTAATGTATCAAAACCTGTAAATAGTTCCTTAAAGAATTTGAATAGTTTAGGACCAAATGATATTAATAATTGTACACCAATTAGTAGACCACCTGTACCTATAATGGATTTACCTAATTCTTTAATTGAAGCAATCACACCACCGTTAGTTTGTGCAAAACTTGTAAAGAGGTTGATTACTTGGGATAAGTTGTTTGCTATTGCTGTAAAACCAAAACTTGCATCTGAAGCTAATCTTGATGTTTCTAACAATATAGCATTATTCAGTCCAGATTGTGCTCTACCTGTTTTAAGTGCAGCAGTAGTTCTATTAATAGCTTGACCAACACCTAACTCTGATTGTGCTAGTTTTGTGTTTATCTCACGTTGTATTTTTTGCTGTTCCTGTAATTTAGCTATTTCTATAGCTTCTCTTTTCTGTAAGTCTAACAGCTTCTTTTTCTCTTGTGCTAATTTGCTTGTAGATTTCTTAACACCATCAATTTTACTTTTCGCTTCTCCTGACTGGAGATTTATCCTAATTAGAATTTCCTCTGCCATATCTTATTCTTTTAAGTGTTTGCTTAAGTTCTTTGATGTCACTAACAGCTTTATATTTGCCTTTAGCAATATCAACATTTTCTGATACTCCGTACCAGTTGTCAGCATTTAGTAATTCTAATATCTCTTTTATCATAACTGTTCGTCAGATGTTAAATTAAGTAATTCAAGAGAAGCTTCTCCTGTAGTTAAGTTTGTGTTTATAGAATTAATCCGATACACCTTGTCTTGTATCTTAAGTTGATCGTTTAATTTAAACTGTATCATAAAACTTGCAGGTAAATAAGCTTTGTATTTATATATTCTTTTTGCTTTATTAAATACAGATTCTACATATGTTTTATAAAACTTCTTATACAAAGAATTCGTTGTGCCATTGTAATCTATAAATTGATATTCGTCAACTTCATTGTCAAAGTTTATTGTATGAGCTGGTGGTCTAAATATTTTATATACTTCACCTGAAGTAAATATATTACTCTGTAAAGATAGCTGTGTATCACTGTCAACAGTCTTGACTAGGGTAGTAGTATTATCTGTAGTATTTTTTACCACATCACCTACAGCTAAAGTAGATGTAAAGTTTTGCCCTGAATCAACTAATTTATTTTCTACTGTAGATGTAGTAGTGCCTGTTTCTAATGGTGATGCTTCATTAGATCCTTCTTCGTTTGTATTAGATGGTCTAAAGTATTTAGTAAGTCCTGAGTTACTGCTACCATCATTATAATTTATTTTTGTTGTAATACCTGTTTTATTTATAGCATAGAATAATAATGGTCTTGTTAAAACTGGTTCATAATTACCTTTAGATGCTTTATCTGCTGCTACTTCAATTAATCCATCACCATCTGTATCAACACCTTCTTCGAATCTAAAATCACCTTTAGCAGAATATCCTACTTGTATTTCTGTAGCTGCTATATTAGCATCTCCTAAATCTAGTAGTCTTTCAAACTTCATATGTTCAAAAGGTAATTGTATTTCATATTTAGTACCTCTATCTATTTCATCAGGAAATACTTCTTCTAATTTAAATTCGGCATCACCAAATATTTTATTAAACCTTTCACTATGTTCTTCTGCTAGTAACGTTTTAGGTTCTTGATATTTTAAATCTATTTCATTAAAAGGTAGTGAAACATCTACTCTATGACTTCTTATGTCTATAAAATCAGTTATATCTATTGTGCCACCTGAAGGGTTACTGGTTGCTGATGTATAAAACGTATCTAATGTTTGTACTTTGATTTTATCAAAATCCACGTGAGATCTATCATCTATAAAAAATGCAGTAAGATTAAACATCTTGAACAAACCACCTAAAAAATCTATAACTTTCATTTTAGGTATGTGATCTAAAATATTAATATTTGTAATTAATGATAAAGTGGTATCTGTTTTATCATATGTTTCGCTTACATCTACAGCGTCATCATCAGTACCAGTATTAAATAGAAATGTTACTTTGGGTTGAATATTCAAAGCTATATTTGAAGATACAGATACTTTTAAATTTACTGTTCCTATAGTATTATTATTAATAAAAAAACCTACAGACCCATTGTTGCCTTGAGTCCTATTAGATGCCACAATAGCACCTGTATCTACATTAATTATTTTTATTGTATAGTCTTTACTTGTATTACTAACAGTTTTTATAATTACTGTCATATCATAATTTTGTGTACTCGTGCCATCTGTAGTAATACTAAAAACCTCATTAGTGTAACTAACATTATCTATATTTAAAGAAGTCGAATTAAATTCACTAGATTTTAATGTTCTAACAAAAGACTCTTCTGTATTACCTGAAGAATATTCATTTATATTATCCTTGTTTCTACTTAGCCACATATATAAATTAGAGAAAGCAGTAGAACTAAAAAAGTTATTTGTACTTCCAGTTACATCTCTAGTAAAGCTTATAGAATATTTACTTTCTATAGCTTCTATTATATGTATCAATCTTAAAGCTGGTTTTAAATCAGTGTATTCTAAACCTCTATAAATATTTTGTGCATTTGGATTTGATGGGTTATGATATATATTACCATCAAAATTATCTTGAAATCCAAGACCACTTGATGAATTATAAAACAATCTTTTTTTACTTGTTATAAGTGGATATATAATTGAATCTGTTTGTGAATTTAAATCTAACCCATCTTGTAAACCGTTTGATACATTAGTGCTACTATATTCGTGGTCATAATTACTTAGATAAGATAAAGATTCTAATTCATCATCTCCGATCAGATCCTTTAGTTTTATAAGATTGCTATAAAAAACTATCTCATATGAACTAGGTTTCTTCATTTTCATATTCACACCATTTAAAAATACTTTACCTCTTTTAAATGATGCGTGATTTATAAATATTTCAGCATCTACTTTTTTTCTAGCATCAAAGAAACCACCTGTAATATTTGTTTTATAGAAGTGTTTAAATACTTTATTGTTTGTATCTGATGCAGGAACTGTAAATGTTTGTGTAAAGTCAGAAAATACCATTTTGATATCTCTGACATCTTGAATCTTTGATGTGTAGTCTATATTCTCGTCATCAAATAAATCTAGTCTAGTATCGCTTACAAATATTTGTACTACTCTTTTCATTATCTTATGCTTTGTACAAAATCAGAATCTGCTTCAAAATCTATAGCATAATTTATAAGTTTATCTTCTTTACTTCTTAGTAGTCTTACTGAACCTGTAACCACTTTAGTTGGTACAGCTAATGAAAAAGCTGGGTTACTAGGACTTTGTCTAAATCTATCGTGTATATATACAAATTCAGAGACCAATAATTCTTTTAGTACTTGGTTGTATGCTTCGCTTATAAAACCAGTATTCATAGTAAACCTTTCCTTACCTTGATTTTCTAAGTATCTTGTTTGATGATCGGATTCTAAATAATTAGCTGGACCAGTAATGTCTATGATAGATGCTTTGTAGTCTTCTCTCTCTGCGTTCATAGAATCTCTTTTTAGTGCAAAAAACCACATATCTTGGATTACACCGTTCTTATTAGTAAAGCTAATTTTATGTGGTGTGTTTTTACATTCATCTATACATTTAATTACAACCGTCCTATCTCTACCATCGCTAGTTTGATAGGTAAATTTAGTTGCATCACTTGGCAAATTACCAGTTGATATGACTTTATTTGAATTACCTACCATTGTGCCAGTTTTATCTATAGTTATATCTGGTGATGGTGGGTTTAGTCTTACACCTTGAGCAATAGTAAAATCAACAAAAGTTCCTGTAGATTGAACTATAAGAGAAGTAGTGTCTTGAAAATATTCGACTCTAGTTACACCTTTAGTGGGAGATACAAAGAACGGTACAGTAAGGGTATCGCCACATCTATTATGTATAATACTATTTGATATCATCAAGTCTTTTGATAACTCAGGATTTACACCATCAGACAATTCACCATAACCTCTAAATGCCATATGTAGTTCTGACGTTTCATTAGTTTCAGAAGCATCATCGTATGTTCTTTTTATATCCCATTGTACCCAAGCAGACTGCTGAATAGCTTCGTAATTGCCATCAAACTTTACTTTGACATAATCTTTAATAAGCTCTGCTACTTCAAAAACAATACCTGTAGAATGTGTTGGTCTTACTTTATTTAAAGTATATCTAGGTGTGGATGGTTTTTGTGTTGAGTCTCCAGTCCATACATATAATTTTAATTCTGCTGATGATATCTGTGCCATATTATAGTGTTATTTCTTGTATACTTAAACTGTGTGGCTTAGGTAAGTCTTGTACTCGTTCATAATCTGTAAAACCTGTTGTATCAATACCATTTCCATTTAAATTTTCGATGTGTGGGTTACTTATTTCACATCTGTATGCGTTTTGATCAAAAAACAATTCGGTATTATTGTTACCTTTAAAATCAAAAGTAAATTGACTAAGTGGACCAACCATAGTGCCTTGTACAACTAAGGCTTTTGCTTCACCTGTAAAAAGCCCACCTGTAGATGGTGAATCTGCGATATATAAACCTGTAGGGCTTACTGGTGATCCAAAACTTTTAACTGTATGTCTAGATATACTTATTTGAAATTGTAAATGCTCAGAAGGTAATGCATCAGGTAATCCAGTAGGTAATAAAACTTCTATTGTATTTATACCATCAGGTAAAAAATTGTTGCCACTGTAAGTTACTTGAGTATTCCTTAAAGTGCTTTCAAATGTTTTTATAGATTGTGATACACTGTTTCCGTTTGGAATATTGCCAAAAAAGTTTCTGTTTCTAATAGTCGGATTACCAGCCGCAACACCTGTCATAGCTAAATCACCAATAGGTTTTAATCCAGTACCTTCTGCACCTGAATCAGATGCTGCTTGTATAAACCTTCTTGTTGAAACGAATTGAGCGTGGTTATTATCAATTCTACCTACCCCCATTATTGTATTTAAATTACTTTGAAATAATTGTTCATTGGTTAAACTAGGATGATCTTTTTGCATTATTTCTCCCACTCCATTTATAACCTCACCTAGTTCTACACCATTTAGTTTTACTGAGGGTCTAAAACTATTTGCTACAGACCTATTGTTAAGTACATTAAGAGAGCTAAAGCTAACTATAGTTACCACACTATCAGGAACTGTAGTAACTGTGGTTTTTGCAGGGCAACTTACTGATATATTCATATCATTATCTGTTAAAACTGGTAAGTGTAACTGAAATCTTAAATTACCTGTATGTGATGATGAATTGTATGCAAATGTTTTTGTAATATTTAAACCATCTGAGTTTGTGCCTGACGAAGTAAGACCAGTTGCAGTATATCCTGCCGATAAAAAAGAAGTATCGTGTGAAGTTAATCCTTTATTTTCAAATGCTGTACCTGTACTTAAGTCTGTTTTAGGTACATTGGCTAAAACATCCATTCTAATTCTTACAGGTATGTTTATTTTATTTAACGTAACAGTATAGTCTCCATTGTCCCTTCCTGATGTATCAATATCAAAGTTATAAACTACAGCACCTGAAACTGGTATGTTTTTTGACCCAGCACTACAAATCAAACTTTTATCTTGAAAAACAGGATCTATTACATTTTGTGGACATTGTGGTAATGTAGGGTCTTCTATACAAGGATCTACTGCTAAACAGTCTCCGTTTATATCTTTAACACAAAGGTCATCAGGATTTACTTTAGCTGTTTCTTTTTGTACAGTAATAAAAAATGGTGATCTGACGTTAATCTTTTTCATCTATTTAAATTTTATAGTTTTGTTACCTACATCCAATCCTTGCTCTTTTAGTATATCTTTTATAGAAACTTGTAAATCTTTTACAAACGGTGCAATAAGTTTTAAGTTACCACGTTCTCTATCTACAAGTGGTTTTATAAATACATTTTTATTTATACCTACTCTACGTATTTTAAGTGTTACTCTACTTGCTATTTTTCTTAAACTTAGTGTACCATATAAGTCAACAGGTTTTTGCACTAACCAATTAGCTATATCTGATACTTGTGGTAATTTAGGTGGTTTACCACCTTCTTCTATAGTTTTAAGATAATCCTTACCCACAATCTCTATTCCAAAGGCATCTAAAGAATCTTCTACAATATTTTGTCTAAGTGAATTTTTAGCAGCACCAGTATACGTAATTTTCTTATTATCTAAGCTTTTCTTAAGTAATCTTATAAGTCTTTTAGAATAAGACTTTAAATATGCTTTTGTATTATCTAATTTTATTGACATTCTGTTCCGTCTCTATTTATTAGTGCCATATCATTATTAGGTGTTCTGATCGATAAATCCATTGACCAACCTGTAACTTTATTTTCAAACTTGTCTTCAAATAACTGAGCTGTAGGATCTGTGTTCAGATGAAATAAATCATCATATAGTTCACCTCTTCTAATTGCAGACTGTATACCATTGACAACTGTTAGAAGTGTATTTTGTATATCGTGCTTATTATCTAAACCTAAATGTGGTTTTGCTTTATCTTGCTTATCGTCTTTATCTTCATCTACCAAATCCATCACAACAACATTTATGTTAACATTCATAATGTGTTCTGCGAACGCTACGTTTTGAATATTTATATGTGCGAGGGGAAAAATAGTTTGTTTTGATAAATCAACTTCTAATAAATCACCAAAGGTTACGGTATTTATAGAAGCATTACCATTTAGGTAAGTATGTAGTTTA